AAGGGACGTATCCAACTGCAACATTATCATTTCCTGTCGTTATTGAATCACCTGCATAGCCTCCTATTCCTATATTATAACTAGCAGTTGTAGCTTGTAACAGTGAATGATAACCAACAGCAACATTATAACCACCTGTTGTATTATCTCTCAGAGCTTCATACCCAAGAGCATGATTACCAGTACCAGTTGTGTTTGAATGAAGTGCTCTAAAACCAACTGCTGTACTAGCACCACCTGTAGTATTTGCTTCTAATGCTTCGGAGCCAACAGCAGTAAGCTCAGAACCTGTCGTATTCGTTTCTAAAGCAATATAACCAACGGCTGTGTTATTACTTGCAGTTGTATTGTTATCTAAGGCATGATCTCCAACGGCTGTATTAGCACCACCTGTAGTATTTTCATCTAACGCCTTTGTACCAACAGCTGTATTAGATGCACCAGTATTTACTTCTAATGCTTTATAACCTACAGCAGTATTATTAGCTGAACTGACATTTGTAAACAATGCTTTATAACCAACTCCAACATTCTGTACTCCTGAAGTTAGATTTGATAATGCATATGAACCAACAGCAGTTGTTTCTGATGTAGTACTAACTGCGTCTAATGCAAGATTACCTACGGCTGTATTATCAGAACCTGTCGTAACTGCATCTAATGCAGCAGAACCAATACCAGTATTACTAGCACCTGTTGTACATTGCTGTAAGCAATTCATACCTACAGCAGTATTATTTGCTCCAGTTGTATTAGCTTCTAATGCATCCATACCTACAGCAGTATTATTAGATGCAGTCGTATTGTTATTTAATGCATTTCTACCTACAGCAGTAAGGGCAGTACCAGTGGTGTTTACATATAAGGAACGTCTACCTACAGCAGTATTATTACTTGCAGTTGTGTTATCTTTTAAAGCATATGCTCCAACAGCAGTGTTCTCTGCTCCTGTGGTGTTATCTTGTAAAGCAGCTTCACCAAAAGCAGCGTTATTAGAAGCAGTTGTGTTATTAGCTAAAGCTTGATTACCAAAAGCATTATTATTATTACCTGTTGTAGTAGCTGCTAATGCAGACTTACCAAAAGCACAGCTATAACCTCCTGTTGTAGTATTAGCCATAGCTTCTCTACCTACAGCAGTATTACCATCAGCACTTGTTATATCAGTACCAGCATCATATCCTATTAAAGTATTAGAATTAGCATCTGTTCCAGTAAATGCGTCTCCAGCATTCGTACCAACTACAGTATTACTTTGTCCATCTGTAGTTACTAATTTAAGGCCAGAAGCAATCATTGCTGCTGTTATTGTTCCAGCTCCTGGCGTTGCACTTTGCCAAGAACATGTACCATCTCCATCTTCTCTTAAAAATTTAGTACCCCCGCTTTCTCCTGTAGACAATACAGCGGTACCTTCCGGTGCATTAGCATCAGAAGCCCACCCTAATGCCCCTGATCCATCTGTTTTAAGTACTTGATTAGCTGAACCATCAGCTGCAGGAAGAGTCCAAACTAAATTACTACTTACAGTAGATGGTGCTTGTAAACCTACATAATGTGAGCCATCGGCATCTTTAAATCTAACGTCAGCTGGAAAAGCAAAATCTCCACTATTAGCAATCTTTGAAGGTGTAACTGAAGCATCAGCTGGCGAGTTGATGTCCGAAGTATCACCTTGAATCATTCCCCAGAAACTTAAAGTAGATGCTGGAGCAGTCGTAAAGGTAATGACAGCATCGGCTACTGTAAAATCTGTCCCAGGTTTCTGTAAAATACCTCCAAGGATTATCCAAAGTTGATTAACACTCGCTGGAGGAGACGATGAACTTGATACAGTTAAGTTGAAAGCAGTTGTGCTTCCGTTGAAACTACTTGAGATGTCGTCAAGAACACGATTTTGTCCTCGTACAAGTTGTCTACCGATGTATGCCATTTAAATATCAAACAAGAAGATACTCACTCTTTGCAGAGCTTTCTCCTCATTGTAAGATCACTAATCTGTCAAACTTATGCGCTTTCTAACGCAGCAACTTTAGTTTCTAGTGTTTCGATTTTTGTGATTGCTTCTTGTAAAGCAGCAGTGAGTAAAGGTACAAGTTTCGATTGGTCTATTTGCTGATATTCTGGTTTCCCTAAGTCTGCCTCTTTTCTAGTTTTATTATCAACCTGTGCTTGAGTAATAACTTGATCTTTTTCACCAGAAATTGCTTCTGGCACTGCTGTTACTTCATGTGCAAAGAATCCGTCAACTGTTGTAGATGGATCTTTTTTAAAGTTAAATCTATATGGTTTAAGAGTTTTTAACCTTGTAATACCATCAGTTATTGCTGCAGCATTTTCTTTTAGTCTATAATCTGAAGCTGTATTATATTGAGTTGCAGAACCATGAGATCTTATACTTCCAACTACATCTGCATTATCATCTAGAAAAGATATTTGTGATCTATATGTAGAACCAGTAGCTCCTCTATGTCTTATTTGAACACATGAATGATCATCAGTTCCAGCATGATCAATATACATTAATTGACCATTTGTACCTCCGTTGGCTGCACTCTTCTGGAATGTAAAAATTTCTGCATTAACAGAACCAGCAGCTCCAAAATGCATAGACCCACCAGCTTTTATTCTAATCCTTTCGGCTGAAGTACCACTAGATGTTGTATGAAACTGAATATCACCTTGAGTCGTTGCTGCTGATGCACTGAAATCGTTAGCATCATTATTACGACCAAATACTATCTTGGCTGTAGTCCTACCATCATGTTCAGATAAAATATAATTAGTAGCTGAAGCATTAGTATTTGTACTATTTTTTATTCTGAATTCTACATCAACACCAGCAGATTGTTCAACTTGAAATCCATTAGCTGTGGTTAGTGCTCTTAAACCGTGGTCGTAATAGAGTTGTACGGCTCCATTTTGTAAGCATTTAATAGCATCATCTGCACCACCATCTGTAGCATTAACAGCTACTTGCCAATTAGTTCTAGCTCTATGGTAAACAGAACCAGTTGTATGGTTTCTGAAGTATGTGTCCGTCCCATCATGAAAAAGCTGTAGATCTTGGCTAGCTCCTAATTGGAGTTTATCTCCATCAACAGGGATATTAATATCACCAGCACTTGTTATTCTAAGCCTTTCAGTAATATCTCCATCGCCACCATTAGCTGTAGTATCAACATTTGCAGAAGTTGAAAAGACTAAATCAGCAGGAGCTAATGATCCAGCAGTTCTATCTACTGCAATCTTTGCCATAACACCAGCATCATTCTCATTCCACCATTCAAGTCTTCCTACCTGTTCTCCAGTAGCTGAAGAAGGTGATTTAAAATGAAGTTCTCCTTGAGTTTCTACTCCTTCGGTGCTCGTCTCAAAACGCTTTGTGTTGTCATAAAAGAGTTCAACGGCTCCATCAGAAACTATATTTATAGCATCATCTCCAGAACCATTAGCTTCAATAGTTAGATTACCAGTTTCATTTCTAATAAAAGAATGCGACCCACTATGCCACATCTTTAAATCACTTCCATCTCCCAACTCAAATTGAGCAGAATCTGGCATTTTTACGCCCGAACTAGATGTCTCAAAACGCTTTGTGTTGTCGTGATATAACTCTACGGCTCCGTCACCGATAATATTTATCCCACTTTCATCTCCAGCAACTCTGAGATACATATCATCTGCTGACTTTTGATATATATCTCCAGCACTGCTAATCAAGACAGTATTACTTGAGTCATAATATATTTGAAAATCTGAGCCTGTTCCGAAAGCAGCCTTTGCATTATCATTAAAGATCAAATCATCTGCGGACTTGTCCCAAGTAACGTTATAACTCGCACCAGTAAAAGTAACGTCTCCATTAAAAGCTGAAGCACCTGTCACAGATAGAGGATTACTTGGTGAGCTATCTCCTATTCCTACATTTCCTGCCGAAAAATAAACATGACTACCGGTAGTAATCCATTGCCCAGCTGGATCGGCTATCCAACTTAAATTTCCACTACCATCCGTAGCCAAAACGTAATTTGCAGAACCATCAGCCGCCGGAAGAGTCCAAGTTACATTGCTCGAAATCGTAGCTGGTGCCTTGAAAGCTACATAATGACTTGAGTCAGTGTCAGCAAAACGTAAAGAGTTTCGTGCATCAAGTTGAACGTTATCCTTGATATTGTCAAGTAACTGGGCTTTTGTTTGTGACATCTACCGACTAATTTTTAATCTATATATTCAATTTTACGCTTACAAAATCTAGTCCCTTACCTTAATAAGCTTGGAGTTATACCAAATTCTTCGTATCCATAAGGTGCTTGTTCAGATCCATCAGTAAATTCTCCTTGACTAAACATACTTCCCGTTGGAATATCTGTTCCAGATTGACTATATGAAGAAGATCCACTTCTGTATGTCTTCCACTTCGTCGCCTTATCCCTAGCTTCGTCTCGGCCTCCATTAGCCATTACTGCTGGGAAATCAGTATCACCCATTATCCAAATAATCCTCCCAATCCACCAAATGGACTTTTAGATGCGGCAAAACCGCCTAAACCAAATCCTCCTGATCTCGCAGTATTATCTGCTTCACCTGAGAATCCATATCCTGTAAGACCACCAAGACCTTGTGCCCATGGATTTTCACTAGTAGCCATCGTTCCTAAAACTCCTTTCATAGGATCATAAGCACCTGTAGCTCCAGCTACTCCTCCCTTCGAAAAGGCTTTAAAGGGAGAAAAATCACCTGCAAATCTCATGACTAACCGCCTAATCTACTAAGAAAATCGTCAACTCTCTCTCCCACACCTGGCTCCTGAGAAGCAGCATTCATGGGATTAATTTTCTGAGCCGCTGCCTTATTTGCTTCTGCATAAGGAGCACTAACAGATTGCCCTTGCGTGGCATATCCACCAGGTAATTTTGATTGTCTACGAGGATCACCAAGATCCTCAGGCATTCCTAATCCAGATGGATCAAATCCTGAGCCGCCCATTAACTTATTAACTATTTCTATTAATTATAAAGCTATAACTATCTTATTTATCAAAGACCATCTCATTACCAAAAACATTCCAACCTCGCTTATTCTCAGAAGAAGGTTTTAATAAATGATCTATAGATGTGTCATAACTTCTACCATGATCTTTTCTCCATGCCTGATTCCCTAAATATGTTCCCCATCTAGCATCTTCTGAATGACCAGCTTTAGCTGCAGGACTATTACGAGTCTTATATAGCCAAGTCGCACGATGATCTATACCATCACCTTCCGGTAAAACACCTCCGATGTATTCACCTTTCCGGTTGTAAAGAGTTTCTTGATCAGCTAAATCTATTAAAGCCTCCTCACTAGGACCATACTTACCACCTACTTGAAAGTCTTTATTTTCTTTTTCGGACGTAAGCTTCCCTAATAACTCACCTAAAGCAGTCCACCTAGCTTGACCAGAAGGCTGATAATCAGGCTGCTTTTTTCCATTATTATTGTTATTTGGCGGAGAGGCATTAAACGCTGTATCCGTCTTAACCACAGAACTGTCCGTGTTAGCTCTATTACTAACTAATGCTCCGAGCGGATGATTACTTGTGTCACTTAAATCTCGTTTCATCCAGTTAACATCATCAATATCCAATTCTTGGCTTTTAAATGGATTCAAATTTATTTTATTTTTATTTATATAATCATTCAGCATTATTAAACCAATACCAGCCGTATTAACAGCTGGAGTCAACCACCAAGGCGCTGTAGCAATCGCAATAGGTACCGGCATATCTTTAAATTCTAAAAAAAGTATTATCTAGTTCCTATAATATTATCACTGGGAAATTGTAAATAAAATGACGACTTTGCCCCACGGAACAACAATTGAAGTCCTCGGAGATAAAGGCTTATACCAACACCGAGTCTGTTGTCCGGGAGGAGGTATCTGCCGCATAGCTAGAGACTCATATGAAGCCGACGATTTTGCCCGTCTCTATGAATCAATGTTCAATTATCGTTAATTTTAGGTAGGGTAAAGGCCATTTTTTAAGTATTAACACCTGAAAAAGTCTTTTAAGGCAAAGGATTTGCTATGAACACCCAAATTTAGAAAAATAAAGGTGATTTTACTTAGGTACGCATATGTTGTGGTTAGGTAAGAGTATGTATATATACAGTAGTGACACACAAGTACCTAACCTCATACTGACTAGAACTAAATAAAATAGGGCAAAAAAGTTACAATTTGGCTGTCACTGGTTTTTCTTGCTATAACTAAGATCTCAAGCACAACGCACCTCTTACCCTACCAATGACTCCTGAAGAATCGCCTTTTTTAGACACAGATCTAACTCCACAAGATCAAATAACCTTTGCAATTGCCTTTCAAGTCGCCATTAAAGAGCTAGGAAAAGATAAATGCTGGTGTCTCAAAGAAAATAATAAAATCGCTCTTCAAGGCTTTAAAACGACGAAGATTGATGTCCCTTTCTATAAAAACAGAGATGCAAGACCCTTACTATTAGCAATGATCGATAGTTTTAAGGAAAATACAAAAAATATAATTGTGCGGCGATCAATCTGTAATTCTAAATATTGCATTAATCCTACTCATTATTATTGGGGAACAAGATCTGACGTTGCATATGAAGAATCAAAACGATGTTTTCCTGTCAATAAAGCTGTTAGTAAGGACTTAATAACTAAATTAAGACTTGAAAAAGAAGAAGGGATAAGTATGAAAGATTTAGCAAAAGCATATCAGCTTCCTTATCACAAAGTTAGACGCATTTGCAATAAAATGACTTATGAAGATGTTGCAGGTGATCTAAGACCTGATAGTTTTAATGAGGTTTGGGAAAAGCTATTATTAACTTGCAAAGCATTAACTAAAGCACATCCAACTGAAGTTAAGAACTTTCGAATTAACTATCTCATGAATGAAAGTAAAACATGCCCTTGGCACCAAGGTTTAGAACCAACTCACAAAGGAAATTTTGGTTTAATGGGAGAATGCTTGGACTGTATGGAAGAAATAAAAAAAGGAAGATGCACTGTAGATGTCACTAATTTTGATTTTCGTACTTTCTATTGGCAAGCTAAAACCTTCTGGGATCAGGTTGACATACAAGGACCAGATGACTGTTGGGTATGGAAAGGAGCAACTAGAAAACATGGAACTGAGTCAACTGCCTATTTTCCATCACCTTTTCATGCAGCTAAAACTCAATCAGCTTCAAGGGTAGCCTTTTGGCTCTCTCGCGGATACACTGGAAAATACCGGATCTTCAGTAGACCAACCTGCAAAGCATTCTGCTGTAATCCGACTCATCTCACAATTAAAGAACTTAAAAACTGCAAGCATCCAAATGAAATTGAGAACATCAGACTCACCCATGGAAACATCTTTGAACATCACAAAAAGGAAAAAGGTAGTATCAAAAAGAAGTGAGTTAATGCCTAGTAATTACCATTTGGAGACGAAAGAGTATGCTCCAATGGTTGTTATTGGTGGTGAGACAACTTTTGGAGCTTGGTGTAATACAAAAGAAGAAGCTCAAGCCCGTTTAAATCATCTAGAAATTGCTGTTGATTATCATAACTATCCAACAATGGAAGAAGAGAGTACAGGCAGAGAAGGAGTTAGGGCTATGGCTGCACGAGTTAGAATAATGAATGAACTATATGAAAAGGACGGCAGAGATGATCTTAATCATCCCATGCACGGACTATTTACTGGCTTAAGATCACAAAATGAGCAGGTATCTGACAACAATTCCAAGTAATACAGGTTTTTATAATCTAGGAACAGTTCAATCATATCCTACTGGTGGAGCAGGTCCTACTGCTTATGGACCTACTTCATATTATGGTTCAGATCCACTACCAGCAGAAGATGGCGATAATATATATAATCCCATTGATTTAGGGGATTTTTCTTCTGTATTCCGTTCATTTTCTATAAAAAATTCACATGGTGGCTTATCTCGTAAGCAAACTACTTTTTATAAAATAAAATTAATCGAACCAAGATCAGTTCAATTCACACAGGATCAATCTCAATTCTCGTATGAACAGAATACAAACAAAAATACATTATTAGCTTTTTATAGAATAACTGAAGATAAAAGAAGAGAAGAGTTACCTATCAATGATGATGGTTATGTACATAATGAAGGTGCAATTGACTATACAGATGAGAAGACAGATTTAAGCACTGATGATTATCCAATTACTAAATTACCAAAAGGAGAATATTTATTTTTAATTACTAATGATATACGTTACTTAGAAACCACTTATGCAATAAGTTTAAACGTTAACGTCCTCGACTGGGGGCTAGTTAAAGATAACTTTGACTTAGCACTTAATTTTGGATTAATAACCCAAACTTATGATGAAATGCTCGACTTTGGAGAAGTAACTAGTTAAATAAATATTATTTAATAATTTTTGGAGTTGCATCACCAATCTCAACCTTATCACTTCTGTCATCCCACTTCTTAATTGTGTCATACCAGTCACGATCAGCCCATGAAGGCTCTTCAAATTCTGGATAAGAGAATTGTTCACCTCTCTTCTGAGCAATAGCTTTAGCATAGGCTTCTTGAGCAGCTGCAAGACGAGCTTCAGGTCCAGTAGCAGCAGTACCTAAAGTATTAGGTAAACCTTGAACTGTTGGTCTAATTCTTGCCTGTCTACTAGCACTACCTGGAGAAGCTTTTGGAGCTAACTGACTAATAATTGCCTGTGTACCACCTAACCCACCTTGTGCAGCCTGCGATCCAAATTGTGGAGCCGGCCCTGGAGAAGTATCACCATACCTAACAGCATCTTCAGCAGCTCTTAAATTAACAGCCGCATGACTAGATCTAACAGCACCTGGAGTTTCACCAGCTGACCAACGTCTTGCTTCTATAGCTTTCTCACGATCATCTAATCTTCTTAAATAATCAGCAGCATCACTATATGATTCTTGAGGCGTTACATCCGTTATCACCTGAGGGGGTGGAGGTGGCGGAGGCATAATTATGGTTGGGGGTGGAGGCGATTTCCTTCCCATATCTCTTATTTAAGTTTTATCTCTATACTGATTCTATCTGTCACAAACCCATGTAAATGCTGGACACCAAGAACACCGACGGGCAAAAGAGCGAGGATCAACAACAACTCAGCGTAAGTAATCGGGCGGCGCATGACAAACAATATCCTTTCCTCTCAGAGTTTAGCGAACTTGTAGCTAAATTGTCCATAGAAGAGCTCCTAGAATTAACTACTCATCAGCAAAAACAATTTGCTAAAGCTCTATGGGAAGCTTGCAATTATGGAGGATCACGTATTAAATGTGAAAAGAGACTTAAAGAAATTTATGGATCTAAATGGTATGAAATCACCTCAATAGATGAACACATGGATGATATTAACGACTACTATCGATGGGTTTTAAGGATTGATCATAAAAAACAATGGGACAATCACAATTTTTGGGCTAATATTGCAAAAGATAAAGTCCTCGAATGACAGTTATAAAAAATGAGGACTGGATTGAAGCTTTAAATCAAACAGATTATGAGCCTATAGAAACTGATGAAAACGTTTATCAGAGCTATAGATTTGTCGATTTAGATATTAACTCAGTCACAATAGAAAACTATAGAGAACTTCTAGTAGATTCCCTAATTGAACAAGTAGAAATATTTATACCTCCATCAGGTAGCTTTGGAAATCCTGATCTACACCGTTATCTAGAACTAGTTTGTAGTTATGAGACAAGCACAACTGATCTAATGCTAGGACTTTCATTAGCTGACCAAATCAGACTTACTTTCAGTGATATGAGAACAAGCACCATTTGTGATCGTTATCCAGAAATCAACTTGGCAGAGAAACGTAGGTACCGATGCGTTGCAGAATACTTAATACGACAAGGGGAACTAACAAAACTAAGAGATGAAAACGGAAAACTAATTAAAAAAATAGGAAATATGCAAAAAGCAGTAGTCCTTTATCAACCATTACCAAAATTACTAGAGACATTAAAAAAATCAGGGTTAGGTCATCTCATCAAATCTGTATTAAAGAAAAAACCAGAGATTGAAGAAAAGACTGGTGATAAAACAAAAGCTTGATAAACTTAATCAGATAGAGAATCCTATGACAAGTAGACGAAACGAACTCCTCAAAAAACTTCTAAGAACTGTAACTAGTGAAGATGAAGCAAAACTTCTTCAACTAACAATCGAACGCATATGTGCAGACATGTGTGAGTTTTATAGCGAATTCTATAAAAAAGAAGGACCTGGGGCAATGGTCTACGTTCCTGATGCACCAGAGAAAAAAAGTATGTTCTACCTAACAGTAGAACACTTAATAAATGCACTTAATGACTTCAATAATCGAGATATGGAGGGAGTTGCAGAGGTAATGCAGAAGGCAATATCAAGAGCTGAGCAGATTGATCCAGAAAAAGAATCACTATTCATTATTCAAGATCAAAAGAAAATGCAACTAATCCATTACAAACATGACAGCGAAGGAGCTGACTTTGTAAAAATGATGTGAAGAATAAAAGAAAGTTACGTTGGGCTAATTACCAATTCGTCTTAGGACGTATAGCTCATCTCAATCATGATTGGATAACTCCAGCAGAATATTTACCCTATATCCATGCCTTACTAGGAGATATTGATCTCGATCCCTGCTCCACTCATTCTGCAAACGTCGAATTTGTAAGAGCTAAAAAAATATATACATTAGAAGAAGATGGTTTAAATATTCAAGAACCTTGGACAGGAAAAACATATTTATTTCCACCTACATTTGGTCGTTGTTCTTTTAATAAAGAAAGAGGTACATGGAGATGGAGTGTAAAAGCTGGAACAGCGGCAAAAGCCCCTTCAGTCATATGGTTTAGGCGTTTAGTAAGAGAATGGAAACTAAGAAACATACCAGAAGCGTTATTTTATACTCTTTACCCTGAAATGATGAGAACATGCCCCGAAATGTGGGATTTTCCAGTTTGTATACCTACTGACCGAGCAAATACTATTCATGGAGATAAATTATTTACTCTTAAATCACCTATGTTTTGGGGTTATTTTATATATTTACCCAGTCTTGAGTTTGGATTTGATCAAACTGAGAGATTTAAAGAGATATTTTCTAATCTAGGAAAAATTATCTGCTAAATTAAGATTTTAACCGTCATGTTAGAGATGACCGATACCCAAATTGAAATAGCAGCTATCTGTGAAGATGTTAAGGAACTTTTACTCTATAAAAATAAGAAATATGGTAATTCCGCACTTGAACCAGCTCGTATATTTAGTAAAGCTAGTGCAGTTGAACAACTATTAGTAAGGATCGACGATAAATTAAATAGAATACAAAAAGGTGCAGGCTTGATTGGTGAAGACGAAGATGTCATTATGGACTTAATTGGCTATTTAGTACTGCTTAAAATAGGACTAAAGCGTCAATCAAAGGCTTTACCATCATGCAGTACGAAACCTTAATAGACAATTACACCCCAGAACTACAACTAATAGACGCTCTAGACATGCTTAAACACTATGAGCCTAAGGCGGCGGAGATCCTAGACCAGTGGGCTTCTGAGTCCAATATCGAAAGAACTGGCGAAGAACCTCACCAGACGGGTCCCACTCAGACAACTTTCTCTCAAGATATTCAATTGCTTTCAACTGATTGGGAACCCCAGTATAAGTCTCAGGGAGATTTAATAGACATCTCTTCACCCGACAACGATGGGGAACTAACGTGGGAATCTCTTTATCTGCAGCGTAATAAGTATCCAATTCAACACGACGTCTATCTCTCATCAGATCACCCCCAGACAGCCAAATTTGATTAATATAAGGGCTCCACTCACGAATAATCTTAGTTTTACCAGCAGAAGAGTTTATTAGCTCTAATAGACGACAAGTTTTAAACGAAGAAATACCAATACTATGAGCAAAACTCAGAATAGCCGCCTTCCTATTAGTATTTAGAGGGACAAATACATATTTAGCTACTAAATCTGAAAACTCTTTTAAATCCTCTTCTAGCTGAATGTCTATCTCTTCTTCAGTAGCTTTATCTGTAGATGATAACCATCTCTTTTCTAATTTTTTACTTCCATATCCAATACGCCATATATCTTCACCATATTCCTTATAAGAAGCATAACGCCCCATACCTATGTGGGTACGGGGCAATGAATGAGTTTTTATTAAATTTATGCCTTTTCTAGTTAAAAAAGGATGTTCCTTCCATCTAGTACGTAGTTTTTGATTCTTATGGGACGACAACGCTACCGCTGTAACTTACCCCAGAATAACCATCTAACTTAAGTAACACAATATAGTCTTTAGAAGCATTAGTTACTGTTACACCTACAACTCCTTTACCTTTTCCATCTCTAGCAATGTTTGCAAATTTTGAATAGCCATTTGGAGCAGAGCCTGCTGTATAAGCATCTTCTTGGAAGATCTCCATAGTATTAATGGAGCTACTACGATCAAGTGTTACCTTGATATCTCCTGTACCACCAGGATTAACACGGAAGCCTCTAACAGCCTCCCCAGGGTTATTAGCAGCTGTAGAACCGAGATAAGTAATCTCAGAACCAGCATCAACGCTTTGTGTATCTAGAGTGCCTTCAATTGTGCGAGTAGCCATGGTACTAAGAAATCTGTCCTACAGTGGAGATGTTGAATTGAATATCGGCATCAATGCCGTGGTCCTTCATGATGTTAAAAAACATCTGCTTATCTAGAGCTTTTTGATGAAGCATCTCAATAAATGCCTCCTCTAAATCCGCACGGTCAAGATTTTGAATCGCAAGGGAAGCTGCATGAATTGAAAATTCAACATCAACCGGAAGCTCTAATGCATCCATAAAAAGTTAGAACCTTATAGATATATTACCAGCGCTGAACTGACACTGCAATTCCTCGTTTAGAACGCCTACTTATAACCTTCTTTTCACTACGTTTAAGTAGAAGCGTACTAACCCCATAGCTCCCACTAAAGAGCAATATAAAATTTAGAGCAATTAACTCCACATGCATCTATAGTTACACTTATACATTGTACGAGCATTGGAACTTACAAATGCATATAGATGAATTAACTAAAATAGCAAAACACTTAACAAGATCAGCAGTATGTGGAGTAACAAAAGAACAGCTCTTAAGAACTTTTAAAGAAATGTATAATTTAAGTGATAATGAAATCAAAGCTTTACTTATACTCTGTAACTTCAAATCAACACCAAAATCAATTGATTACGAACATTTCTATAACAATCCCTTAATACATAAAACAGAAAGAATAAATTATCCTTTTACACAAATACACTTTCATAGAAACTTTTTGACAGACTATGAATGCAAAGAATTAATTGAATGTATAAACAAATCTACAAGGAAATCTACATTATCAAACGATAAAGATGAAGCAATCACATCTGACTACAGAACTAGCGAAACAGCCGATCTACACTTTTTTCCAGCAGATTTAATCTTTGATATAGATAATAAATTAGAGGACTTAATGGAGATAGACCCTTTCCTCGGAGAAGCTATGCAAGCACAAAAATACACGCCTGGACAATATTATAAAGAACACTGGGATTTCTTTCCACCTAGAGAGAAAAAGCAGCATAAAGTTTATTGCGAATGGATGGGACAACGTACATGGACAACAATGATGTATTTAAATCATGTTGAAGAAGGCGGAGAAACTTATTTTAAACATTTAAATCTAAAAATTAAGCCAGAGACTGGGCTACTTTTAGCTTGGAATAATTTGTATAGAGATGGAAAACCAAATTATAAAACTATGCATGAAGCATTACCGCCAATAAAAGGGGATAAATATGTAATAACAAAATGGTGGAGAAGCTGGCCTTTAATTTAACTATGTAGTTATAATTCTATCGTCCATTTTTTCCCTTACAGTAGCTGGTTTTTCTCCAGCTATAGCTCGTCTTCCAACATTTACATCACGTTCATATCTATGATCTTCCATTTCATCAGCAACCTTCATTGCTCTTTCACGTAAAAATTCATAAGGATCTCTTTGAGGTTCCACTGTACTAAATAACTAACACCACTGCTTTAGTTTAACAAATCTCTCCTCGCAGTAATGTTCATTCTCTTCCGTATACCAATCTTCAAGCTTTGACGTAGCTTTTGCTTTATTACAAGGACTACAACAGCAACACATATTTACTCTAATGTGCTGACCACCTCTAAATTTAGGAATTATGTGGTCAATTGTAGCTGTTTCAGGTGTTAATTGCTCCCCACAGTAAGCACACTTCCATCCCCAAGCTTCAAAAATATACTGTCGAAATCTATGTCGAGCATTATTTGTAGTAAGAACAATTAAGTTGGAGAGAAGGTCTTGCTCGCAATGAAACACAGAAGTTTTTCGCGTATGAAAAAACTGTAAAACGCATTAACTTAGCTTTTTACTTCCTCAATAATCGTTATATTTTCTTCATCTGCTGGATCGTAATCAGCATCCTCTAATAACTTGAGTAAATAATAATGGATTCGATCTGTAACCCAGCGAAGATCTTCATCACTAACATCACAGACAATTGCATCTATGGAGAGTTCACGAGACGGAGCACGTACATGCTCTGCTAGTAACTCAAGGGCTCGGTATCGACTTTTGTTCAACTCGCCCAACATGGTATTAGGGGTCTACGCCCTCGGTAGTGTTTTCATTAGCTGCTGCTTCAGCTTGTTGTTTTTGAATTGCAGAGAACTCTTGAGCACCTAAAATTTTTAAATAGCCCTCTTTAGAACGCATCAACTGCGCTTCAAGCTCTTTAATTTGTGCTTCTAACTGTTCACGCTGTTCTTGCAACTGATCGTCTAATGATTTCGGGGCGTCAGACATGGCTTAAAAAATAATTGCTCATCAAAGAGAGAATAGCTCTCCTTAATCTAGATCTCTCTAAAATTTAGCCAACACCAACCAGATGCGCCACCACTGGCAAATAATCTAGGGTTCATATCCTTAAAGCTGTAACGCACATCCTTTCCCGCTAAAGGGTTTCTATCAGACCAAAGTCCATTAATTAAATCCATTTCTCCGAATGGATCTTGAACTAACCAGTAATCTTTTCCATATCCGGTAATAGCTATAAGATGAGTTTTACCCGTTGGATATTCAGGTGTTCCTCTACATAGAAGACTTGCAGCAACTGGTTGACCATTTTTTATCTGTTTTTTTATGTCATAGGAATCAGCAGAGTAGGTAAACGTAGCCTTTATCCCAAATTCTTCTAAAGCTTTAACATTTGAACTCTTGATTCGACTTAAACCATGCTTATTAACAGCTTCTACATAATCCATAACCCCGTTAATACCTGGTATTTTGAGATATTTTAAGCACATGGCAAAAGTGAAAACATGGCTATCATCATTCTTATCTGACTCTTGGTAGTAGTAAGGAAAATCTTTTAAAAAGATTAAATCTCCATCCACTTCATAAGGCTTATCTTCAGTATCGGTAGACAACCCATTCCAATGACTATCTAACACCCACCAGTCACCTAAACCGCGCATATCTAGCCTTGTATGCTCATCCTTCCGATCAAGCACCTTACAGCGCAATATAGAGCGCGATGGCATTACTTGAGCTTTCTCCTCAACAGTTAATTTATTTGCATCTACAGGATGGCTTTTTAACCATGTATGACATCTTGATGTGACGGAAACCCATGCCCAATGAATAGATGACACATTTTAGAGAAAAGCTGTCCGTATATTACCCAATCCTTATCTAGTTACAACTGATACTTTGTAGCATCTTTAGAATTAGGATTTTCAGCCTTAATTATTAATGGAGCTTGCTCAATTCTAATAGTTTGTACAGCAGAATTAGCAGCAGCTTTTGCAATCATTTCCTCCATATCTTTCTTACTAACTTGACCATTATTATCGCCATTCATTTTCATCGTTCCATCACCTTTTTTAGACGCTGTAGCAATTCCAAAACTGGCGAGAACGCCCGTGAACACTGACGCGATGAAGGTTGGATCTATTTTCTGTTGAGGTACACCTGGGATCGCAACATAATTTAACGTCAAGATCGCACCGGACCACCCAAGTACTACAATTCTGACCCCTGTAGATATAATTGCAGCCTGTTCTTCTTGATCAGGAATAAGTGCATCTTTTACTTTTCCAAACACACCTTTTTTCTTTTCAGTATCATTTTTTACCGAAAAATCTTTTACCTTTTCAGTCATCGTATAGTAGCAAGACGTATTAAGTTTAACCTCAGGTAAACTTATATTGCGACAAAGAAGTATTTAGTCCTATGTGGAAACTAATCCCCTTATTAATGTTCTTTATTGCACCTTCTGTAAAGGCAGATCTAGTTCATAGGCTATCAACGTCAACTCAGCTATCGGTCACGGGAGCAGCAACAAGTGCAGAAAGAATTGGCTCAACCTACGCCGTCTCAGGATCAAACATTAAAGTTGGTTCTGGAAATAGTGACGTGTTTGGAGGATTGACGATTGGATCAGCAACAGCTGCTGCAACTATGAAAGCAGGTACTTACGACGTAAATACTGCAGGTAGTGCTTTCAGTTTTTCGGAAAGTTTCACTCAAGGAGACGGAATACCTGCAATAGGTAGTGGTGTGGATGTTACCTCTGGTGTGGTAGCTGATATGCCAGCTTTTGGTAATACTACAACGCAATCTGGTGGTGTTGCCGGTACCCTCGCAGGGACAATTACCAGCGCTGGAGTGGTTACGATAACCGGTGGAGGCGCTGGTACCACTGCTACCGGACAATTTGTGAGCGAGGTAGTCATAGGAGACTGAGTAGGCTACGATGAAACGCTTATTAACCGTCTTATCACTACTGTTTATACCTGAAGCTGGTGCAGTTCCTGTGATTCCAAATTTCACTCAAGGAGGAATGACCAGCCATACAGAGACAACATCTAAAGTAACGGAGACGATAAATTCAATTGATTATCAGACAGGGTGGCAGTATACTGTGACCGGCACAGGAGTTGAGCATTCGGGATCAAGTATCTCGCCAGATGCGGTAACTGGCAATTCAAATACGCTTCAAGGTGTGACTTCTACATGGACGGGTCTAGACGCTGCAAACAAACCAGATTGGACAATAGTAAATCCTGGTGGCAGCTTTCAATTTACCGAATCATATCGCTCGCCTGGTATGGTCAATCAGACAATAATCCAGAGAGTCACAGAAATCCAAAGCGTCACCGACACAACTTCAACTTTCAGCAACTAAGCTACCTTTTATTAGTTTTATTAAATGCGAATGTATTATTCCCGACAGCAGTACGCTCTTCGGACGTTGGCGGTGTTAGCGCCACTGCTAATCCTGTTGCTAATAGTTCAGGTTCTGTCACCAACCAAGCCATCCAGGTTCTTCAAGGACCGTACATTACCAACACCTACGGAGATGGAATCAGTTGCCAAGGACCTACCCTAAATATCACACCCTTCATTACTGATAGTCATAGCTTTCAAAAACCTAGAGAATATTATTATGAAGATCCTGTATATGATGTTTCTGACTCCGACAATGATGGCATCGTCGATAATCCCGGCTCCATCCTCTACTACGTGCCCACAAGAACAGGTCAGAAGGATCAATTTAATTTGTCCTTGGGAATTTCCGCAACCATTTCAATACCCCTTGATGGAGGACTGCAAGCCAGATGTAAAAAATCAGTGGACACAAGGCTTGCCATGCAAAATCAGCTTATTGCCAATAAAAGATTAGATTTCGAAATAGCACGTCTAAAAAATTGTGGTGAACTATTAAAGGCGGGAGTAACCTGGCACCCTAAATCCAAGTCAGCAGTTATTTGTTCAGACGTTATATTGGTGAATCCTCCAGGTGTAGTTGGTCCGCATACACATTCTATTTCTTCTTCGGCTCCTTTAAAGGAGGGAGACTCCTTTTCTCTCGGTACTGATTTGAACGAATCTCAGAAATAGTTAATTTTCTTGGAGCCTTACCAAGTTTCTTTTGAACTGCTGTAATAACTTTTTTGACGACAGGTTTTACAGTTTTCAAAAGTAAGTCAGCTAAGGGTTTTGCAAGGACACTAGAAATAACAGCAGTAGACGCAATAACTGCAGTAGTGGTAGCAAGTTGTGCTGATGGAAGATACTGTTCAACAGCTCCAATATCCTCATATAACGTTATACAAATTGTCTTATCTTCATTCAACTCAAAACCTACTACCTTTTCTTTTTGATTCTGAGCAACGTCTCCTATACGCGGAGCATTAGGACCAGGGCATGGTACCTCTTTCTTAGGTACTTTAGGAACCCCTGTCTCTGGAGTTTCAGGAGCAGGTGGAGCTGCATAGGCAGGAGGTTGCGCTGCAGTTGTATAAATTAGATCCTCAGGACTATAATCCATAGCGTTGAAACTAGGATAGTGTCCATTAGGACATAACGTTCTTAAACCATTATTATCCTCTATTGGTAAATTTTGTGCTCTCTTATCATCAGGATGAAATTCAACACAACCTGGTATATCAACTACAGGGGTACCTATAAGTACAGTAACTGGTGGAACCTCAGGAGCTGTAGGTCTTACAGGTAGACTCCATATCTGAATCTGTGGTGTACCTATCTGAGTAACCTGAATATTAATATCAGGTATCTGCTCCACTATTTAGGAAGACTTAAACTCTTTACACCTAATTGTGCGGCTCCTCCTGCTTGAGCTGGACCAGTCATTTGTGGCATTTTAGTATCCACTAAAGAAGGTAGTGATCCAGTAACTGATTCAAGGACTTGAGACTTAACCTTATTAATAAGTTGATCTCTTTGTAAGTATATAAATAAACCGCTCCCGACAACGGCAAGAGATACAGCGCCAGACGCAACAGCAATGAAGTTGACAACTTTTTGAACCTTACAAGACATTGTTTATGAAATCTTTGAATTTTGTACCGCCATCATACTCCCATGCATATCCTTATTTTATTTAGCCTCCAATGCTGTTACTTTTGCTGATAGTTCCTTGATTGCGTTCACTAAAACAGGAACCAATCTTTCATATTTCAAACCGTATGCTGAGTCATCTTCATTGAGATTGACAACTAACATATCATCTTTATTCGTTGGATTCCCTTCAATAGCTAAGACATCTTGAGCTAAAAATCCAATATGTTTCTTATTACGTTTCTTACTACCATCAGGGGTGTTGTCGTCATACCAACAACGCTTGTCCCAACGATATGTTACAGGTTTTAATTGATTAATCCAATTCAACCCATTAGTAAAGTCAACAACATCAGTTTTATCTCTCTTATCAGAAGATGAGATAGATGTATCCGCACAATATAAATTAGTAACATCATTATTACCTAGACATACAATATTATTACCAGTTGTAACTGATCCTGAAGGAGAAGAACCTGATCCTGCAGCCCAACCCAACATAGTATTATTATCTCCATCTGTTATCTCGTCCCCAGCGGTCATTCCTAAAGCAGCGTTATAATGCCCAGTTGTGAGGTTTGCTATCGCTTGATAACCGCAACCAGTATTATCGTTTCCAGTATTTATCTTCTTTCCACATTCATAACCTACGCTGACATTCCTATGACCATCTGCTGTACCATTTTGGTCAGAACATCCTGAATAAGTACCAATAGCAACATTTTTCTCTCCATTATCTATATCTTTACCAGCATAATAACCAATACATGTATTTTTAGAACCTGCTGAACTTGTACTTAATGCATATGAACCTACTGCAGTATTTTCTCCTGCAGTAGTATTTTCAGCCATTGTGTATCTACCTATAGCAACATTACTACTAGCAGTTGTGTTCTTTCCTAATGCGTGATAACCAATTCCTACACCGCCTGAACCAGTCGTATTAGCATCTAAAGCTTGTGAACCAACAGAAACATTTTCTACACCTGTTGTATTTGCTTTTAATGCATAATTACCAACAGCACTGTTATTATCACCACCAGTATTTAAATTTAATGTTTCAAAACCAACAGCTACATTATCATGTCCTGCATCAGTAATAGTATATAAAGCACTATTACCTACAGCAGTATTTCTAGATGCTTCAGTAATGCTGTAGAAAGCAGTACTACCTATTCCAGTGTTGTTAACACCAGTGGTATGGTTCTGACCTACTCTATACCCAATAGCAACATTACCTGTTCCTGTAGTGGTAGATTTAAGTGCTTCGTAACCAATAGCAATTTGATAACTACCATCTGTTGCAGTCTTTAATGCCTCGTACCCAATAGCAACTTTACCGTTGCCATTTGTGCCTGAAAGCATTGCACGATGACCAACACCAACATTATTACTTCCAGTATTTACGTTTAAAACACCATCACCAACACCAACATTAGCAGCACCTGTTGTATTGGTTTCTAAAGTATTATGTCCTATAGCAACATTATAAGAGGCAGTGGTGTTTGCACCTAATGCATTTCTACCTACTGCTACGTTTTGAGTACCTGTAGTATTAGCATCTAATGCAACAGAACCAACAGCAACATTACCATCACCCGTTGTGTTTGCACTTAAAGAGTTTGTACCAACAGCAGTATTACTAGCTCCAGTAGTATTTGCTCCCATGCTATATCTTCCAATAGCAGTGTTGTAATGAGCCGTAGTATTTACTTTTAAAGCGTCTCTTCCTAATGCTGTATTATGTATTCCTGTTGTGTTTAAATATAATGACTGATGACCTACAGCAGTATTTTCAGTAGCAGTTGTATTTGAACTTAAAGCATTAACACCTACAGCTACACATGAACCGCCAGTAGTGTTTGCATCTAAAGCTAAAGCTCCAACGGCTGTATTTTCATATCCAGTTGTATTATTTTGTAAAGCAAGTCTTCCTACTGCTGTTTGATTACTTGCGGTTGTATTTTCGTATAATGCTAGATAACCAACGGCAGTATTATTACTTGCAGTTGTTTGTACACCTAATGCGCCGTAACCAACACCAGTATTATTTGATCCTGTCGTATTGGCATCTAATGTATTAAGACCAACAGCACAATTTAATGTTCCAGATGTATTTGCAGCTAATGAGTTATAACCAAAAGCAACATTATTATTAGCAGTAGTAAGCGCACCTAAAGAGTTATACCCATAAGCAGTATTCTGTACTCCTGTTGTACATGCGTCTAAACAAGTAACACCGACAGCAGTATTACCATCTCCAGTAGTTATCGCTGTTCCAGCGTTATATCCAATTAACGTATTACTAGTTGCATCTGTTCCAGAAAAACTATCACCTGCACCTGCACCAACTCTGGTGTTATTTTGAGCATCAGTGGCGTCAATACCTCCCTCTGCAACTAGTATTCCAGTAACTGTCGCTCCCGTATTTGATGTCTCAAAACGCTTGGTGTTGTCGTAATAGAGTTCTACAGCTCCGTCTGCTATGAACTTAGCCATAGCCTCATTTCCAGCAGCATTCAATATCTGTGCTTTTGAAGAAAGTAGGTTTAAATTTCCAGTACCAGTATCAGCGAGGTATGAATCACTCCCGTCATGGTAAATAGTTAAGTCCGATGAAGTTCCAAATGCAGCCTTTGCATTGTCATTAAATATCAAATCATCTGCTGATTTATCCCAAACAACGTTTGCAGCTGCACCAGTAAACGTTACATCTCCGTCGTGTGTAGCTCCATCGTCTACACAAACTCCTATAATATTGAATCCAGCAGCGTTTGTATGCGCTTTTAATATATTATTATGATATAGCTCGCAAGCACCATTAGCAGCACCTACTAAATAATTTTCTCCTGCAGCACTAGTTAACTTAAGATCATCTCCACGTATAAAGAAAGTCCCCGTGTCATTTTCTAGATATGTATTTGTAGAATTATGATATAGCTCTAGGTCATTACCTGTTCCGATTTGTAATTTCTTATTATCAGGTAAATTAAAACCATCTCCACTAAGACTAAACGTTAAGACACCATCTGAAGTGAAACCCATCGTTCCACCAGTTACAGAATATAGCCCTGTGTTGTTGTCCGTTCCAAAGGTAATACTTGGCGCGGTAGCACTACCTGCAGGGAACTCAGTACCTACTGTGACGTAGTCTGCACCAGATAAGATAACACCAAAGAAAGCATGTCCATTAGCTGGAGCTGAACTAAATACAATATTATTTCCTAATAGTTTGAAACCTGCACTACCCGTCGGATCAGGTTCTTGAATGACTCCATTAACTGAGATATAAATCTGCTGAGTGTTAATTGGGAAAGGTACTGGAGCAGCTCCTCCAACTAATAATGCAAACGAAGTTGTGCTCCCGTTAAAACTAGAACTTATATCGTCAATAATTTTGTTGCCTGACTCCGCAACTTGCAGATCATTCCCAATATACATTTTGTATTAGATGACTTTGTTATCTTCTATTGTATTTCTACTCTATTTATCTATTCCGCTTCAAACTTAGTATTTGGACCATTAGTAGTAGGTGCTTTAGGCCAAACGACTGATCCATAGCCAGATGACGCATATGTTTGACAAATATCTCTCAATGCTTGACGATATGCTGCCCATGCTGCTTGATCGACACTACAACCAGGTGTCATTGTCCAATCAGTTGTACGTAATAAAAAATCACGTTTCTTACGAATAATATCCCAACTTGTTTCATCTAATTTTAAAATTGCTCTATCAAACTGCTTATCAAGCTCTGCTTTAATCTCTTCAAACTTTTGTTGAAGAACACTTATATCGCCAAATGTAGATAGTCCCATGACTTAAGTCTGATCAAGGTAACTCAGTGTCAGATCCATTGCAGTGGCAGTATCACAACGTGCTCTTAATACATCACTAGCTTCGAGGATGATTTTACTTCCTGTAATCAACTCAAGAGAAGACCCAGCTGGAACCGGAACACTCTTTAGTAGATAAACATTATCCCCACTATTAGGAACCATGTAGACATCCACGTTTGCACTGGTAGATGTTTTATTAGCAACTAAAGCATTAAGAATAATAAGAGTTGAAGATGCTCCAGCTGTCAACACATTTGTATTGGTGCTACTTACAGCATCTGTAACTAAACTGGATTTAGTTGCTTGTTTGAAGGTATTTGCCATATCAGCCTAAAGCCACGATGAGAGCGATGTTGTCATTGGAATTAAATAAACCATTCACAGTCAAGCTTCCTGTAATAGAAACGTTACCTGGAATAGTCGCTGATCCACTTCCATCTATTGTAAGCCGAGCAACACCTCCCGTTACTATTGCTATTTGATCAGATCCAGTAGAAATAATTCCTGTATTAGGGTCATTTGCAAATTTAAGAGCACAGCTGGTTAATGAACCAAGTCCAAAAGATGCATTAGATCCATCTTCTCTTAAAAGTGCTATACCACCAGCAGTGGAATTATCATGAACAACACAGACCTTTTTATCTGTGTCAATAGTAAGTTCTCCTACTGCACCAATGAAAGTAGAAGTTTGATTTGTTGATCCTCGACGGAGTTGTACTTGGGTTGCCATAAGCCTATCCTAATGCAACTGCTATTGCAGTAGCGAAACTTTCGGTTGCGATGTCCCCAGTTTCATCTGGGAGAGTTAAAGTTCGATCCGCAGTTGGATCGGTAACTGCAAGAGTTGTTTCATAAGAGTTAGCCGTAGCACCCTCAAAGACAAGTGGACTTGCTCCTGCAAATACAGCGCTTCCTGCAGTAATCGTTCCTGTAATCGTAGGACTGGTAATACTTTTGTTAGTTAAAGTTTGAGAACCAGCTAACGTCACAACCGTGGAGTCAATCGCGTAAGTTACAGTCGAACCTGTAGCACTCGTATCAATTCCAGTTCCACCAGTAAGAACTAATGTTGCTGAATCCAAATCAATCGAAATTGATCCAGAATCAGACTGAACATCTAAGTCTTCAGCTGTAATTTTAGTATCTACATACGCCTTAATACTCTGCTGTGTAGCCAAGTGTGTTGCAGAGTTACTAGACATATTATCTTCATCTTTAATTGATGTTCCTGATATGGCATCATTTAGAACAGCACTAGTTAATGTCTTATTAGTTAAAGTATCTGAAGTAGCTAAACCAACGAGTGTGTCTGTAGCGTTAGGAAGCGTAACAATTCGATCTGCTGTTGGATCTCCTACAGTCAAAGTTGTTTCATGAGCATCAGCAGTAGTACCTTCAAATACCATGGAGGCATCACTAAGATATAAACCAGAAACTGTTGGAGACGTTAACGTTTTATTAGTTAAAGTTTGAGAACCAGCTAAAGTAGCTACGGTACTATCAATAGCAAAGGTAGCTGTAGTACCTGATCCACTTGTATCTATACCAGTTCCACCAGTAAGTATTAATGGTTCTGAATCTAAATCAACATCAAAGTTACCAGAGTCAGTCTGTACATCTAAATCTTCAGCAGTGATCTTGGTATCTACATAAGCTTTAATACTTTGTTGTGTGGCTAAATGAGTGGCTGAATCACTCGACATATTATCTTCATCTTTTATTGAAGTTCCTGATATAGAACCATTTAAAACAGCACTAGTTAAAGTCTTATTTGTAAGAGTTTCAGTGGCGTCAATTAAAGAGATAGTTCCATTAACATCCTGAACAGTCAGAGTTCTAGTAGTACTTCCAGAAATACCTGAACATTCAAATGCTAATTGCTTTGTATTATCTGAATTATCGCGAACTCTAAAACCACTATCATCGGTAACAACTGCAGTAGAAGTAATAGAAGAGAGTCCCGCAATTGTTGTTGCAGTTCCACCTAAAGCAATACCTGTACTTCCAACCGTTACTGAACTATTAGCAAGCTTTGCATTAGGAATTGCATTTGTTCCTATTTCACCAGATGTGTAAGTTAAACCAGATCCAGATGCAACACTAATATGTGCTCTAACTTCAGAAGCTGAAGGACCTGTATATGTAATAACACCTGTTGAATTGTTATAAGCTAAGCTTCCATCTCCACCTGAATCGGTAACAGAAAGAGAAGTTAATAATGCAACTGTACCTGTAGCATCAGGTAATGTAATTGTTCTATCAGCTGTCGAATCTGTCGCAGTTACTGTTGTTTCATAAGCGTTAGCTGTTGATCCTTCAAAAACAATATTTCCACTTCCGATACTAATTGTATTAGCTGCATCTATCGCGCCTGCATATAAAGTTGTACCTATTATTGATGTAGAAGTTAAAGAACTTAAGCCAACAAAAGTAGTAACCGTTGCACCTAAACTTACACCAGTGCTACCAATTGTTACTGCACTGTTTGCTAAATTACTATTTCCTATTGAAGTGGCAGTTGTTAATACAGTTCCAGTTTCATTTGGAAGTGTAATAGTCCTGTCAGCAGTTGGATCAGTCGCAGTTAATGTTGTCTCATAAGCATCAGCTGTTGCTCCTTCAAAAGTTAAGCCACTAGTGGTTAATTTTAAAGAATTAGCAGCATCTTCAGTACCTACATTTAAGGTGGTTACATTTCCAGTCGTTGCTGTTAATGCTGTTATACCAGTGAAAGTCGTAACAGTCGCACCAAGTGCAACAGCAGTTCCACCAATTGTTACTGAACTATTTGCTAATTGAGCATTAGGAATAGAACTTGTTCCTAAAACACCTGTCGAAGAGTTATATGTTAATCCCTCACCAGAGGCAATACTTATCGCTCCTCGTGCTCTCGCAGTTGTATGATAAAGATTCGTATTCTCAGTAAGATCAGCTGTCGTATTACCGCCAAAATCTAATTTATCTGAGGAAGTATTTAACTCCTGAAATAAACCACTGACAATTACGAGTGACTTTCTAGTTGCCATACTTCAGTCCAACTCAGTTCTATATTTTTTTTACAAAAAAGAACTATTATTTAATATCTATCCTACCAATAATACAGTTATTAATTTCTAACTAAGGGTGCCTCTATCTTGACAATTAGTTGAGTTGTACTCGATGCTCTTCCAACGCGTACTAAATAATGTGTACTACCCGTTGGAGGAGTTGATGTTATACCACCTGCACTAGTATCTGATAAATAGTAATCTGCAGCCT